GTATGTGTGCGTTGACGGTTGACGTGAAAAAGCGTGAGGCGGAGTTTGGCCGCATTTACATTGACCCTGAGCAACGGGGTCGTGGCTACGCGCGAACTGCTGTGCAACGCACTCTATGGTACGGGTTTGAGATTTTACGCCTCAATCGCATCTGGATTGAAGCGTTTGACGATAATCGCCCTATCCTGGCGTTGTATGAGTCGTTGGGCCTGACGCTGATTGAGGGACAGAGCCGTGAGGTCAATGGGCGGCGGACTGTGTTCTACGAAATCAGTTACGAAACCTGGAGGCTGTTGAATGCCGATACCAGTGCTTAAACCTGCTCCCTCAGGTTTGGGGGAGCACATGGTCGTCGAGGCTCTGCGTAGTGGCTGGTGGGGCAACGGGCCACGTTGTCGAGAATTCGAGGAATTGTTGGCGAAGGCGTATGCGCGGCAACACGCCGTAACAGTGAATTCAGCGACAGCTGCGTTGCATCTCTCCTGTCTGGCAGCGGGTATCGGGCCAGGTGATGAAGTCATCGTACCTGCCTTAACGTTTGTCTCTACGGCGTTGGCTGTACTGTATTGTGGGGCGAAGCCAGTATTCGCCGACGTTAGGCAAGACACCTTGACACTGGATTGGCAGGACGTGCAGCTGAAAATGAGCGAACGGACGAAAGCCATCATCCCAGTTGATTTCGCCGGGTATCCCGCGTTTTCAGCGCGGCCTGATACGCCATTGACGGTGATTCAGGATGCGGCCCATGCGCCGCTCGGCCCGGCCTACGGCGATTACATCTGCTTGTCGTTTCATCCCGTCAAGCCGATTGCCTCGCCTGATGGCGGGGCAATTGTGCTCAATGACGATGCAACGGCTGACCGTCTGCGTCGGTTGCGGTGGTGTGGCATTGACCGCGACACCTGGCAACGCAATGGCCGCCAATACGCCTGGCGGTACGAGGTGCGTGAGTTGGGCTATAAGTGCCACTGGAACGACGTTGCGGCCAGCATCGCTCTGGCACAACTGGAACGCTACGATGCGCTGTTGGCCCGGCGGCGCGCTCTAGCACGTCGCTATCAGCTGGCGTTGTGTACATGTCCGGTGGGTTTGCCTGTTGAGCATTACCGCCACCAATGGCATCTGTTCGTCATCCGCGTCGCGGCGGATGAACGTGATGCATTGATTGATTACCTGACCGAACGGGGCATCTCGTGTGGCGTGCATTACGAGCCGCTGACGCATTATGCACTGTTCAATCAACCGACGCCGCCTGTAGCGGAGCGAGAGTGGCAACGCCTGGTCACATTGCCGTTGTACAGCGATATGTTGGAATCAGAGCAAGATCAGGTCATTCAGGCAGTGAGGGAATTCTATGGCTAGAGCGGGCATGTTGAACCTGATAGCGCGGTTGCGCATGTTGACGCAGGCCGGGCAAAGCGATTTTACGCTGAACGGCGAGAACTATTTCTCAAACGACCACCTGCAGGACATTCTTGACCAGAACGTCACCTACCTGGTAAATGAGCCTCTGGTTTGGCAACCGGACATTATCAGTGGCGGTACGGTTGAATATCATACCTGTTACGCTGGTTACCGAGATTTTGAGGGAGCCACCAGCGGCACAGCGTACTGGGCCGTGCGCACGTCGGCGGGTGACCTGGCCGGCACTGCGGACTACACGGCGGATTATGGCGAGGGTCGTATCGTATTCACCACAGACCAGGCGGGAACGGCTTACTACCTCACCGCCCGTAGCTACGACCTGTACAGTGCAGCGGCGGATGTATGGTTGGCGCGGCAATCATTCTACTCAACGGCATATAACTTTAGAAGCGATGGGCAACAGTTTGACCGCCAGGCTCTGTTCGACCATGCCGTAGTTATGGAGAAGCAGATGCGCAGCCGGGCGGGACAAAACCGTGGGCGGGGTGTATTACATCGCGCGCATTTTGTGCGGACTGATGTAAATCCTTCGGAGTGACAGATGTTGACTGATACCGAACTGGCCCAAATGCGTGAGGCGATAGAGGACATCCTGGCTGAGACCTGCACGATTTACGTGCGCAGTATGATTGGCGACGGTCAGGGTGGAAAGTATGAACAGTGGAGCGCGGGCGAAGCGGAATCATGCCGCATCGCGCCGATGTCGGCAGAGGATGCTACTCGTTACGCTGATAAATTGGGTGCACAATCTGGTTGGGTCATTACATTGCCGTATGACACTGACGTAAGCGTTTATGACAAAATTGTCGTGGATGATGTCGAATACCGAGTTATCGGCACAAACGAACACGAATCGTGGATTATGGCAATGCGAGCGTATTGTGCGAGGTCGAAATGACAATTAAGGTCAGGTTAGATGACCGCAGGTTGGCGGCTTTGCCCAGAGAATTGGTGAAGTTGGGTGACCAGATTTGCAACAAGGCGGCGAAGCGGATTGAGACGCGGGCCAAAGTCAAAATCCAGTCTGGGCCGAAGACGGGGCGTATCTATCGGCGAGGAAAAATTGAACATCAGGCCAGCGCGCCAGGTGAGCCGCCGGCGACAGATATGGGTAATCTGGTTAATAGCATTGCCAGTGATCGTGTTAAGCCATTGTTGCATGAAGTCACTGTTGGAGCGGAATATGGTGCGTACCTGGAATATGGGACGGTGCGGATGGCCCCTCGACCGTTTTTCAAGCCGAGTTTTGATGAAGAGCGTGACGATTTTCAGCGTGATGTAAACCGATTGATTGGCCTGGCACGTGAGCGGGTGCGATGAACGAAATTGAGCGAGCGGTTGTTGCAGCATTGCAATCTGATTCAGGGGTTATGGCCATAGCAACAGAGATTTGCTATGGGGCAGGTGACATAGACACGAAATTTCCATTCGTGGTTTTGTTTAAGCAACCCATAACGGATAGTGATCGTTATAGCTTTACTGAACGCACAGCGCGGTTGCAGCGTTACGTAGTTAAGGCGGTAGATGGGGGCATGAGCAAACAACGGGCGCAACAGCTTGCTGATGCAGTAGATGCCGTATTGACAGATAGTCAGCTTGTCTTATCGGGCTGGGCCTGGCTGCATTGTCATCGAATAGGCGACATTGAATATTCAGAATCGTTGGTAGATGGTACGATAGCCTGGCATGTAGGGGGTGTTTATGAAATTATCTTGGGGAGGATGACATGAAGTGTTATGTGATTGTGATATTGTTGGCTATTAGTCTAGCGTTGTTGGGGGGTGTTGCCTATGCAGTGACATTGACGCCGCAGACTATCACGACTGATGGCCTGGTGATTACGCCGGTAGCGGCGACGAACACTGAGTATGAGTTCAGTAATTTGGGGCGTGAGTTTATTTACATAAACAACGCATCGGCCTCGACGTTGAATTACACGGTGACTATACCAGGCACGGTCAGCGGCTATGAATTGGAGGATATTACTGGAACGGTGGGTAGCGGAGTGACCGTATATGTCGGGCCGTTCAATCCGACATTTGCAAATGCGGCGGATGGTAACGTGGATTTCACGATAGACATTACGGCTAGCGTTACATTGGCGGTATTGAGATTGCCATAATTTGGAGGTGTACGAATGACAGCGATTGTGGGGAATGCGTGCAAACTGGAGATTTCGCCTAACAATAGCACCTGGCTGGACATTTCGGGCTATGCCACCAGCGTTGATCCTGGTGAGATGGTACGCAATGATGGCGAGGTCTTTGTTTTTGGCAGCGATAAGGGCGAGGTGACGACTGGTAAACTGGCGGTGCGCGAGATAAATATTGAGGTGCTGTACAATGAGGGCGGCACGTGTCCCTATGGGACAATTCGAGCGGCTATTGATGCAAACTCAACGTATTACATCAGATGGTCACCGCAGGGTGGCGGCTCAGCGCAATATCAGTACACCAGCGACGCGGGCAAATGGGTCAGCGTCAACGATCCAGGTAGCGAAGCAGATAGTGCTGACCCTATTGTGCTCACGGCGACGTTTAAGACGCCCTACGTGACCAAGGGCCTCGTGTCGTGATATGGCCAGGCAACTGAAGCGGGTTAATGCGCAACCCGTACAGGGAGATGGAGCGTACATGGTTATCAGGCCGCTCACGTTCGCCGAACGCAAAGTCGGTGTCAATGTAGACGATTTGTTAATGCGTGTCGTGGAGTGGAATTGGACGGATTGGGATGACCAGCCGTTGCCATTGCCGCACGATGAGGCGAGTCGTGAGTTGCTGACTGACCAGGAAATTGAGTTCATCCTGGCGCAGTTTGGCCTGGTGTTCAAATCGAATGAAACTGGCCCAAACTGAAAACGCGGGTGGCTGCCTGGCTGATTGAGCCGAAGGGCCACCCGCTGCCAGATGAATATCTGGAGCTGTATTTATGTCGTGATATTTACCATTGTTCGCCGTCGGTATTGGCTGAACAGGATTGGGCGACGGTGGCAGCGCATTTACAGTGCATCGCGGCGGAGAATATGATACGAGAGTCACGGGAGAAAAAGCATGGCACGACGACCAGACGCCAGTCTGCTCGGCGAGGTAGAACTAAACACTAGCAAGTTCGACAGAGGAGTCAAGCAGGCGCATAGCGGGTTGCTGAACCTGCAAACAGCTATGAAAGCCGTCGGCGGTGCGCTGACGGCTTACGGCGTAAAGCAGCTAGCCGAGTATGGCATTGAGCTTGGCAAGCTCGGCGCGCAGTCGTTGCGGCTGAAGACGTCGTTTGAGCAGTTAGCAGCGTCGCATCAGAGCAACAGCCAGGCGATTCTGGACGCGCTGAAGCGCGCCTCGCAGGGCTCTATCGCTGAAACCGACTTGATTCTCAGCGCGAACCGAGCAATGATGCTCGGTCTGGGTGGGGACGCCGACCAGCTTGGCCAGCTCATGGAGGTCGCCGCCTTCCGCGCGCGGGCTATGGGGATTTCGACCACGCAGGCGTTTTCCGATATCGTAACTGGTATCGGGCGCGCTTCTCCGCTGATTCTCGACAATCTCGGCATTGTCGGGTTAAAGATGGGAGAGAACACTAGCAAAGCCGAGCTGATGGCACAGGTCATTGAGCAAGGGCAGCGGATGATAGTCGAGGCCGGGGGCGTCGTGGCTGATGAGGCTTCGCAGTATGAACAGTTAGAGGCGAAGTGGACGGACCTGAAAACCAAATTCGCCGAACTCGCCGTACCGGTCGTTTCTACCGTGCTAGACGTTAGCGTAAAGGGGCTGGACGAGCTACAAAAAGCGGCCGACTTGCTGGAAGAAGT